GAAAGAGGACGCACGAATAAGAAAGTTTGATTTGAAAAAACGTATGATTTATGATATCGAGGAATTTAGCGAGGAAGATAGCGAATGATGAGGATGTGGATGTAAAATTCAGCCATAATGTCCAGATGCTGACCGATTTCGTGGATACGACCATTCTGGTTGTCATAGCCGGGCGTGGTATGTCCAAGAGTACGGTCATACAGTCCAGACGTTCATACAGGTGTATCTGGGAAATGCCCGGTGCGCCTTTCGCTTTTGTCGCCAACACTTATGCCAATCTGAAGGACAACATCATGCCCGCCGTACAGAAGGGATGGGAAATGATGGGGCTGTACGAGGGGGTGCATTATATCCGTGGAAAGGAACCGCCAGCCTCCTGGAAGGCGAAATGCTCCATAATTGTCAATGATTACCGGAACTGCTATTCCTTCTGGAATGGCAGTGTTATTTTTATGGGTTCGCTGGATAACCCTTCACTGCTTGCCGGCAAATCGGTGGTCCATCTGTTTTATGACGAGTCAAAATATGACAAGGACGAGAAGGTGAACCGTGCCATGCCTGTTCTACGTGGCGATTCTCTCACTTACGGGGCATCGCATCTGTTTCTTGGTCTGACGATCACCACTGATATGCCGGATGTCAACGAGGGGGAATATGACTGGTATTTCCGTTATGCACCCAATATGGATCCAGACCGTATAATTCTGATTGTACAGGCGGCTTTTGAACGGAACGGGCTGCTGTTGAAGCAACTGCGCGAGCAGAAGAAAGACAATCCCAGTCACTCCGTGCTGGCGCGTCTGGAAAGGAAAATAGATTATTATGATCGGGCCTTGCGCAAATTGCGCCGCGGACAAACCTTTTTTCTTAACGCATCCTCCCTGGTCAATGTTGATATCCTGACCTCGGAATATATACGAAACTTATATCAAGGTACTCTTGAACTGCATGAGTTCTGCAAGTCGGTGCTGGGTATGCGGCCCGGTCTCCGGCGTGATGTCCGTTTCTATGTATTATTCGGGCAAAGGCATAAGTATTATGACGGGAGTCCTGGAGGGGAGCCGGCGGAAAATAGTCGGGAGTTGCGCTATCTGCGGCATGACGAGCCTTTGGATGGCGGCATGGACTTCGGCAACATGCTTTCATTCGTGATTGGGCAGGAAGACGGAGCGTATTACCGATGCCACAAAAACTTTTTCGAGATACCTCCCGGATGGTTCCGTGAGCTGGCTGACCAGTTCTTGGATTTCTTTGCTTCACATGAATGTAAGGAACTGTCGTTGTATTATGACCGGGCCGGCAATAATTTTGAAAGACAGGGGGAGGATTATGCCAGGAAGATAAAGGATGCCATAGAGAAGGATGCCGATGGCCGGCGGACCGGATGGACCGTCATTCTGATGAGCCGCAGACAGAGTATCATCCCCCAGTCGGAGGAATACGGATTCATGCAGGAGTTGATGAAGGGAGAGAATGGGCAATTGCCCCG